TATCTGACGAGTGGGCAGGTTGTTTTTGTCCAAGCCACTGGCGTCCTTGGTACTGCAGCCATGAGTGGCTATGGTTATTACACATACACAGGCGCTAATCCTCTTGCTGCTGTCAACACTGCAATCGTCTATTCCGGTGGAACTACTTCTGGCTTTAGTTTTGCTGGATCTGGTTATGGCAACCAGCCTGCTGTAACCTTCGTCTTCTATCACACCCGTGGCACCACAACTCCCATCCCTGCCAACGGAGACTACCGTGTGATCTTCGCTAAGACAGTTCCGGCTAACACCCAGCAGGTAGACTGCTCAGACGTCTTGCCGGTCCTTGCAGCCCCCGTAGCGCAGGCTGGTAACACCACTGGTCTTGGTAACACCGCTCCCCTGCGGAACAAGGGTATCTACCTGGAACGGGGCGACCGTATTTACGTTGGTGTCTTCCCTGACGGACCTAATATCACTGGTTATGTCCCAGGGGCACATATTGTTGCACAGGGTGGTTTCTTCTGATAAATGACACCCAAAGGCGGTGATGCATTCGGTTCTTTTAATAACAGAACTGATTACAAGCCCGCAGAAATAAAACCAATTACAACAGAATTCTCCAAAGGTTCCGTTCCAAACTCTATTGAGGCAATGGATCGAGAATCTGCTTGGACGCGATGGAGGCGTGGATACGAATTAGCCGTTTCTGTTGGTATTCAAAAATCACTTAACTTTCCTTTTCGTTACACAATGCCCACTCCTCCAGGCACGGTAGTGCCTGCTGGGAACGAGCCTTTAATCATCGGTGTTTTACAAGGCTTTCCAACTTCAAACAGAGAGTTTGGCATCCAGTGGACTGGGTGTCGCGTGGGCGCTCTTCTTCGTTTTGACAACGTCTTTGATTCCACTGGAGTAAGAGCAAGTGTTGCATCTTACACAGAAGATTCGAATTACTGGTACGTACAACTTACTGGTACATGGAGTAGTTCCAATCCCTTACCTCCTCCTTTATACATCCCACCCGTAGGCACCAACGCAGCGATTAAACCATTGAATGGAGAGATTGTTGAAGACCGCCTGATCGAGGCAGAAGGTATCCCCATTACAAGTGCAACAAGAAATCCTGCTACAGATAAAAAGTACGGATATGTTCAAGCTGTTTTAATAGACGTTGATGCCGCAAATGGCATACTAAAACTGAAAAAAGCAGGATCATTTGAATCCACAATTGATGGTACCTATGTAACCCCCGCATCACGCCCTCCTGCTGTCGGGAGATTTTTGACGTTAGGGAGTCGATATGCTTGTACATGCCAGGATTTTAGCCGTCGTAGTTATGCTTACCTTAGCAATTTAACTTCACCTATACAACGACGTTTTCCCTATACAAGGCCCGCAGGACTTAAATACGGAAGACATGAGATCTTGACGGATAAATACGGAGAACTAAACAACAATATAGACACAGAAGTAGATAACAACAGATCACTGGAGCTTACGTTCCAGTCTGTAGATAACCCTGGTTTATTCAGAGATTTTGGCGGTAGGTATTTACGCAACACAGATGAACCTGGGGCGTCAGAAGGTCCTGTTACGTTTGTGGACTATAAAGCACAAAACAATCAAATTGTTTCTTTCTCCGATTACTGGAGTCCTTTATTGGACGAAATGCGTTACTGCAAACATATTTATGCGTTACGGTTCCAGGAAGGTATTATTCTTCCCGAGCCTTCTGATGTGCCCGTAGAAATGGAGGAAGGTATTGTTCGGTGGGAACAGCGACTTGTAAATGAAACAACCATTGCACGCAAACATATCGACTACATGAATTCCGTTAAAGGTTTGTCTTACATGGACATGCCTCCCAAAAACTTACAGTCTCCACAGATGCTGCCTATGATGCAAAAACTGTTGAATGTACCAGCCAGTTTTATTAGGCTGCAAAACTTTTCTTTACAAAACAAGGAAGGAGCTTTTACCTAATGGTTGACTTTGGTGACGTTGTTGAAACAAAGTACGTTCTTTCTGAAGAACAGTTAAGACGTAGCCAGTTTGGGTTTAGTCCTGTGTACTACAGCGGCAACCCCATCGTTTACACCCCTGGCGACGTGGTACACTTGCCTTATGCAACAGGTGAGCTTTCCACCACACAAGCCATCGGACTCGCCTGGGGAGCATATGCAAGCGGCATAACACCCGACTAACCCTGGAATGTTATACTAACATTGAGTCTTATATGAGACTCATGATATATCAATAGCAACGCATTGGAGTCCTATTATGCTTCACAAACCGCCTTCGGATCAACTCATCATTGATGAGTACTTCTCTTTAGTAACACACAAAAAGTCGTACGCCGCTTGGTTGTACGGAATGGTGGCAACTTTTGGTGTTGCACCAAGTCAGCTAGAGGGGTTCACCTGGAACAACAATAACAGCATTAACATACACAATAGAAAGACTGCAATAAAACCTTTGCATCCGCAATGGGTACTATTGTTTCAGCTAAAAGAAAAGCAGCCTTCAAAACTTGAAGACTGCTGGAATCGTGTTTGTTTGAATTTAACGACCGCAATCAAAACACAACAAGTACGTGCTGATATCACGGATTTGTTGTTGTCCCATCGGATGCGGCGTGCTTTTTATCGTGTTGTCATTGGCAAGGCGTCATCTGTTCCAGTTCCTTCTTGACCCTACGCATGTGCCACTGATAAGAGTCACGTGAAAACGTATACCCCTTGAAAGCGGCATAGTGCTGCCCAAGCTTAAAAGTCCCGTCATCCCGCATCTGGAAGAGGGTCTTGCGGTCCATCCCAAGCTCGTCGCAAAGGTGTTGGGCAGAGACCCAGCCGGCTGGCTTTGTCATGAGAAGCATTTGACTGCATGACTAGCGTACCGCGAAATGGCGCCCGGTCAAGGGGTTTAATCTAATCTTTACTATTGCTGGTGTATTACAAAACTTAGAATAAGGTAACGGCAACTGAATCAATGTTCTGTAGCGAGCATGAGCCCCTTGCTTTGCTGATTGAATTAACGCCTAAGTTAGCCAAGAAAAAGTTTAGAGAAGAAATCTATAAAGCATGGGATTATAAGTGTGGTTATTGCGGAGACAATGCTACAAGCCTGGATCACATTGTTCCACGCTTTCGTTCTGGTTCTTCTAACAGAAATAATTTGCTGCCTGCTTGCCGTCGATGCAACGCATCGAAGGCTTCTTCACCAGTGGAAGCTTGGTATCAAGAGCAAGATTTCTTTTGTCAGGTTAAGATGGATAAGATAAAAGATTGGATGACGCAAGAAGTAGTTGATCTTTTTGGTTATCACAACAATCAAAGTAAGTTTCAGTTGGTGGTTTAAATGGGTGTTAAGTACGATCCAGCTTCTAGAAAGTGGTCCGTCTCTTACGAAAAAACAGATCATAAAACAGACAACCCAACTTCTTACGCATGGGATCTTTCATCAGACAATGCAAGGCTAGCAACACAAAAAACTGCTTTTGGTAACTTTATTACCATTAATCAATTGAACGGAGGCATGGGAGGCCTACAACAAATAATACCAACCAGCACCACAAACAAATCAAAAAAAGAGATAGAAGGTATTATCTCTAACCTTGAAAACTTTGTAAATACAGGTGTTGTTACGCTAGCTGACGGGCGTACCATGAATTACAGTCGGTTGCTTGGCGGCCCGGCAGCCTCTTTTAAAGACAGTGGAAAAGCATATATTGATGAATGGAAAAACCGATTAAACACAATTGATCTTGCTGAAAAAATAAACACAGAAAATGCGCAACTAAATCAACAGAATACAACAAAAAATAAAGCATATGATCAAACAGTAACTATTGCTTCATCCACAAAAGGAGGCGATTATGTTGCACAAAGAGATCAAATTAAGAATCTACCGGGGTTGACGGAATCAGACAAAAAGATTGCGGAGGATTACTTCAAGGCTTTTTATCGTACGGAAAAACTGCAAAAGTATGGAGAAGAGTTTCTTAAAAAACCTCCTTACGGAGAGTTTGATCATGAATACTACAAAGCATTAAACCCAGCTCTTGCAAGCAAGTGGAATGAGGCGGTTGCTAAAGATGATATAGATATAACAGAGCGTTATGGAGAAAGAAACTTTTACTGGAAAGATTATACAGATGTTGGAGCAGCAAAGGGACTGCGAGCAAATAAAGCAGAAGCAACGCAAAAGGCTATTGAATACAAAGAAGCTCCACCAACTGACGCGGAGCTTCAGCAGGTTCGTGACAAGCAATTGGGCATGGTAGATACTGATGCACAAACAGAACTTGAAGAACAGTTTGGAAAACAAATAGGAGAACAAACAAAAGAAGATCTCTTGAGATTTGGAGCATTAAGGCAAAACGTCTTAAAGGATACCATTGCTGAGATGAAGAAAGCAAAGCTTAAAGAGCAAGAGCTTTCTTTGTATAAAGGGTTGCCTGGTTACGGAGAAATTTTTGATGTAAATAAAACACTAGCCGACTCCATACTGGGCGACACTGGTGTTGGTGGCGTGCTTTCTTACTTGGGTAAAGACCCACAGGAAAGCCTTACCAAGCAACTGCAAGGAGTCACTGGCGTAAACAATAATGTTGTTTACAATTGGCAGCAATGGTTTGATAACGCATTAAAGGATAAGTACGGAAAGGAAGTTGAACTTGGTTACACAAATGCGGAGGGAGCAGAAGAAAAAATTAAGGTTGATGGTGAGTTTGCAAAAAGTTTTATTGATACTTACTTGTCTCCTAGGTTTAACACATCAAAGTCAATGGACGAATTCATTGACTATATCGATGTAAAAGAAAACGAGCAAAACCCTTTCCAAACTCAAGATGCAGTTAGCGCGGCAAAGATGGTTGCTGAGTCAAGAGCTAGAAAATATTTAGATGCCTTGAAAACAACAACAGCTAGAGGATTTGATTCTGATTTTTATTTCAATCCTGCCAACAACAAAGCGACAGACGAAGAAAACGCAAGACAAGCCAAAGAAGTTTCTGATGATTGGGAAGCAGCAAAAAAGGGTGACCCTGAATGGCAAAAACAAGCTTATAGGTTTGTAATTGATATTAATGACAAGGCGGCATTTGCACGCATGCATTATCAAGTCAAAGGACAATTCAAAAACTTTGATCCAGCTGAAGACATTCTTACCGCTAAAAAAGTAAGTGATTACATTTACAAGGACATTCTTCCCGCTGTGTCCCAGGAGATGTTAAATCAAAAAACTATTTTTGGTCAATTTATTACCCCAGAAGAATTTGCAGATTCCATGCTGGAAGGAGTTGACCCTTCAAATAAACCCGAATGGGAAAAGGTACTAAAGCAGTATGGAATGGACACGTTCACTGGAACGGTACAAGACTTGAAGATGTATATACAAGATGTAATACGTAGCGGAAATGCAAAGGATATCAGAGAACAAATCAAGTTTCTAAACCAAAGAAAAGAAAGACCAAGGCAAGAGTTGCTTGGTATTACTTACATTGAGCGACCTTCTGATTTAACAGCAAAAGAAATTACAGGTCAAACGGCACTGTATAAAACGTTTCAAGAAGCTGGCTTCAAAGGATCAGAAGATGAGTTTTACACTAAGTTTTTTCCTGACCTTGATAAAAACGAGCAAATAGCATTAACCAAAGCAGGTTCAGGCGGTAAATTTGCACTGAAAGGACTGGACCTTTCAGACCCGCTTTCCTCCCTTGGTACTGTTGAAAGCTTCTTTGGTTCCAATGAAGATACATCAAAAACAACAAGCAGTAAAGACGAAGATACTTCTACGTCTAGTTACTTTAGACTGGGAGATGATGAAGACGAATATACAAAATCAAAGTCTGGTCAAGGCTTTTTAGATGAGTTTACTTCTATGTTTAAAGGATTTGGTTAATGGCTAAGCAACATCGTAAAGCAGCTAGTGCCGCAAAGCGTTATCAAAAGTCAGAGATGGCTTGTAATAAACCGCAAAGAGCACCAGCAGGAGACAAACACAAATATGTTGTAAAAGCTTGCCAAAATGGTAAAGAAGCTATTGTGCGTTTTGGTTTAAGGGGTTACTCCGACTACTTATCGCACCATGATGAGAATAGGCGTGCTAATTTTAAAGCACGGCATAACTGTTCCGAAAAGAAAGACAAGCTGACTCCGGGATGGTGGTCGTGTAACTATAACTGGTGAGTTAAATGGGAAAAGTAAAATGTACTCCTGCTAAAAAAGCAACGAAACCAAAGAAGACCAAGCAAGGTCAGGGCCAGCACTCAAAGGCAAATCACAGCCGTAAGAAAAGTCGCGGCCAAGGTAAGTAACATTTTGCTGTAAATTGTGTATCATGGAAAGTACTTGATGTGCTTCCATGTCTGCTTTTGCCTGGGCAATTGATATCATCAGACGATATGAAGGCTTTCATGAAAAGGCATATCCTGACCCGGATACTGGCGATAAACCTTATACGATTGGTTATGGAACACAATTCTATCCAGATGGTTCTCCCGTAAAGAAAGGTCAATGTTGTACCAGGGAGAAGGCTCTTGAGTACCTAGTGCATGAGCTTTGTGTTATCCAAGAAGAGCTAGAAGATATTGGTATTTACCTGGAAGGACGAATGCTAAACGCTCTTCTTTCTTTTATTCATTCTATTGGTTGGCAAGCGTTTCTTTATAGCAATATTACCGACAACATTGAGCAAAAATATATGCTTGGTGTCATCGATGAAATCAATGATTGGATCTACGATGCTGATCATCGCGTCATCGGCTCTCTCCTGGAACGCCGAAGGGAAGAGACCAACCTGCTTCTAGGAGACATTGGTAGGGGCACCTGGGGCTCAGGAGGCATCCTGCTGCGGGCAATACGCAACTACCGTGGTGCTACTCATCAGATCCATGCTCTCAAGATGCTGGAGTCCCATTCCAACCCTTATGTGCTTGCAGAATTTGCAAACGACTTCCGCCTTGACGAAACAGGCGATTACGACTTAACAGAAGAAGAACTGTCTGCTATCTTTAATTGCGATCATTGACCTAGAATAAATGGATAAAGCTGCTGGTCCGATGGACGAGGTTTCTTCTCCTACAGAGTTTGAACTCCCGATCCACCTTCAGTTCGCAATGCGACGAGCGGAGTTGGAGGCCCAGGAGATGACTTGGGACCAGCTATACTACGCATTGCTTTCGTTGTGCCAGCAGCGGCTCCTGGAACTCCAGGCAGTAAAAGATCTGATGGCAGACGAAAATATTGAGTTGGAATTTGATCTACCAACAGATATTGAGTTGGCGCAGCTCGCCATGATCTGCGCCGATGACTCAGATGATGAAGAGGAAGAACCTCTTCCTTTTTAATCAAGCTTCATCAAACTTGATGAGACGGTCCAGATACCACTGGGCCTTTTTTAATGACTCTGTTTGTCCCTTCTGGCGTTCACGCCAGATGTACTTCACAATATTGCCTTTGCAATAACCTCTGAATTCTTCTTGCGTTAGTTGCGCTTCAATCGCTTCAATGCACTCAATTGTGCTGTCAGCATAATGCGGCGGATGGTTGACGAGATCAGGCACCAAAGCAGGCTTTGCTTGGACCACCTTGGGCGTAGGGAGCGGGCAGAAGCCATCCTTGCATCCCTCCCCCTCTTCTACGGGAGCAAAGAATTCGTTCAACGCTTTAAACCCCGGCGGCGGAGCGACATCTCCTTCTCCTCCTCGCCCACGTCCCCGAGATTCAGGAGCAAAGCTTTGGGTTTCGGGCTCGCCCCCATGGCTAGTCCCTCTTCCATAGATGGAATCGTTCCGGTCAGGCCGCATCGGTTGCCTTCGAGTTCAAGGTGCATTCTAGGCCTAGACTCTTGTGTTAGCACCAGGCCCCTGTTGTATTGATCATAAAGAGGAACGTCGTTTTCTTCGTTACCTAACTCTTGACCAAAATCACAAATACTTAAACACCGACGCTTTACTTCATCGTTACCTTCGATGAAGCTACCTAAAAAAGCATCTGTACCCATCATGGCAATATCCGGACTTGATTTCCGTCATTTACAATAGTAACATGGAAAGATTTTTTGATTCTACTTACGATCCACGGCAGGACTCTGGTTCCTCCGCAGGAGATACCTCTGATCTTCACCCAGAGCGTTCCTACGACACGGACATCAGACGACTGGACGAAGGTGGTAGGGCAACCGCTGATCGTGCCGACACCCGTAACGAACGGATGCAGGGACGTGCCAAGAAGTTCATGGCAGCTGCTCGTGCTGCTGGCGCCTTCAGGCAACGCGCTGAAACAGAAGAACCTAAGATCAGAGGACGCACTCCTCGTAATCCCGCCACAATTAACGGCGTAGAAGTCCCAAGCCAAGGAGACGCTCCTGGAGCAAGAGGCACTGTGCAGTACGCAACAAAACCTCAGTCCAGGAGCGGTAAATCCTTTAGTTAAATACGGCTATAAACCACTTCTTGTTTTTGGGATTGGTACTTACCTTTCCGATCTTGGTACGTGGTTTCGCAAGGGCTGCCACGAAAGAAAAGAAGTTGAGTGATCCCTTCGTTTGCGTAGATACGATTAAAGAGACTGGTACAATTACTGATTTCAAGTGTCAAATATCCTTCCCAGCCGCTTTCGGCTGGAGTGATATTACACATAATTCCCGATCGTGCATACGTTGATTTACCAACGGCAACAACACTCACATCACCGGGAAGCTTAATGTATTCTTCTGCCACACCAAGGCAATAACCATAAGGAGGCAAGATAAAATATGTGCCTTTTTCATCTTCCAACAATTCAGTTGGCTTCAGGATTCCAGGGTCGAAGTCTTTTGGATCACATGTACCAGCCTGGATCCCACCAAAAAGCAAGCACTGTTTTGGCGACAGACGGATGTCGTACCCATACGAACTCAGTCCATAGCTAAGCAAACGGCGACCATCTTGTTCGCTAACAAGACGATCATGGAACGGCTGGATCATTCCTTCGGTTTGTGCCAGGTGCTTGATTTCCTTGTCGCTTAACAGAGTCATGTGGTCCAACTGAGCCTTGGTAGTGTAGCTAATTTAAACCACAATCCGTCCTTTGTGTTCGTATATGTCGATGAAAGTTTGCGTTGCTTCTTCCGTGTTACGAGAGGGCTGCAGATAAACCACAAAGCTACTGCAGGTGTTCCTGGCATCAATAGTACCTGTGCTCAGGAAATGTCTGGTTAGCACAGGTGTGTTCTTAAGAAAACAGATGGGAAAGTCAAACATGTCTTGGCAATACCGTATCATGTCCGGGCAGTTAGCAAAGAACACCGCTTGCTCTATCTCACCTCTCAACCATTTACGTTTTAGTGTGTTCCACCACACTGCATAGCCAGATGTCAAGGTAGGAGACAGGCCCCTGGTACGCTTCCACCTATCATTCTTTTTTTCAAAGAAATAGGAGTGACCTGGAGGAAACAAGTAAACCTTGCCGTACCATTCGTGACCATTTAATCCATCATCTTTTGGTGTCAAATAGTGCTTAGCATTAACATACTTATTTGCCACCTCAGAACTTGCCACATCAAGATCAATACCATCCATGAGGAGATGAGCAGAGTTCACCAAGTCGGCATTGGTGATCCACTCATACGCCTCCATCCGGCGATTACCACGAAAAGCAGGCATCAGCTTTCAGATACTTTTTGATAATCTACTAAACAAAAACGCATTCCCTGTTGATCATTAATGATGTAACCAGCAGCTTCATCTGGTTTGATCTTTTGTGCTACTTCAAGAATGCGTCGGAAACTTTCTGCCAAGTCATCATTATTTTCTTGTTCACAACGTTCTTTTGCTCCATGTAATTCTTCTAGCGTTAAGTAAAACATTGAACGTTCTTTGTTTTCTGGCTCAAAGCACATGACACCAGGTCCTTCTGCTTCCCAGAATTTGCAATACTGCTGCCCCATGTCGGCCATAATGAGACGCACGGTGGTGTCCAGCATCTTTGCCTTGGTATCATCTGGTTCAGGTCCCAGGGCTTGCAGCAGGAGTTTTTCGCGCCGATTCATGTTCAATAAGTCCTTGACGTAAAAGAGACGTCAGCATCTTTGGTAATGGCTGGTAGATAACCACCAGCTTCCCAAGGATGCCACGCTTTTTAATCAGCTTACCTGATTCGTCCCGTGCTTTGTCAAACTCACCAGAACGTATCAGATATTCAGCAACACACCTGAGGCGACGTTTGAGTGCCAAATCTGCTTGCGGAAATTTACCGCAGATTGTATCTGGTTGCATATCACGGAAAGACAGTCGCAACCGATTGGCTAACGTCATAGAATTATTGGGGTCCTCTTCTTCATAGTCCTTTACATTCTCCAGGTAACGCCTGAGGCACAGATCATCAAACGAACCGTGGGGAGGTAAGAAGAGTTCCACCTGGTCCACCAAAGATAAAGGTAGTGTTTCCAGATAGTTTTCTACTGTTACCTTAGAAATTAAAACGTCATCAAATCGATTCTTCACTTGTTTCCTCCATGCTTGGATTACGTTTTTTACCTTCGAAATAAACACGGTCTGCTTTGGTGTCTTTATAATGCGATTGACTTTGGAACGAACGGAAATTAATTTGCGCATTAGAGGAAAAACTGGCGACCAACCTGTTCCATGGAATGCGAATCACTGGTTTTTTTCCTTTTTCTACCATGATGTTGACGTAATGAACCCCCTGGGTCCAGCCCTTAGAAGGATCTTTTTTGCCCGCCAGAATCCAGTTGCGTATCGTTTGGTCTGATACTGAAAGACGCCTGCCACACTCCTCTGTTGTAATGTACTCGTCAGAGTAAATATCAGGAGACAACTGATCGGTTTCGCCGTTTTGATAACGGCTGTACCACATGGAAGCAAGAACGTTTCGAATCCCTTTCAATTCAAAACTAATGTCTTCTAATCCTTTTCTAAGGCCGTACTGCATGACAACACAAAGACTTGTTTAATGCTACAGTTTTGAAAAGTAAACTGTCCAGATGGAAGACCAAATTCCTCCCAGTCAGCAGCCGGCTCCTGCGCCCCAGCCAAGGCAACCTGAAATGAATCAAATCACTCTTGAGCAACTGGAACAAATGAAAGCAATGGCAAGGGAAGCAGCTATTCGACAAGCTATGGAACAACGTCAAGTAACTCCACCCCAATCTGGGGTGGTACCACCCCAACCCAAAGTGGTTTACGTGCGTCGTAACTTGACGGTTGCCGAAGTTATTCTTCTGTTCCTCCTGGCTACTACAGCAGTTGTTGGTTTTCAATCTGTATGGGGACCTGTTGCTAATCACTTGCCACGCATTGAAGTAAAAGTCAAGTGATCCTTGGCAAGTTTAAATGAACGGCGACTATAATTCAAGTATAGAAGTGTAGATTGACGTGGCAAACAGGCGTATATCTGAGCTTCCTGAATTACCAGGAGACCAGGTAGCAGAAGAAGATCTGCTGACGGTTGTTCACGTCTTTGAAGTTGACCCTACCCTTAAAAATAAAAAGATTACCGTATCTGGTTTTCGGACTTATCTGACGACCAAGTACATCCCGGTCACTGGTGGCACCATCAGTAATAATTTAATTATTGGTGGGAACCTTACGGTTAGTGGCACCACAAACGTCACGACGATCACGGGCACCAGTCAGGCAACCTTTAGTGGCATCATTGTTCAAAACAACCTAACAACAACAGGCACCATCAGTGGTGCAACGATCACCGGTAATAACATCAATGCAATTACCGTTAATGCACCAACAGGTATTTTTACTACCTACTTATCTGGTGCCACAATTACCGGCACGACTGTCAACGCAACAACTGGTGTTTTTCAATCTCTTACCACAAGTGCTCACACTGTTACTGGCAACCTGACGGTTACAGGAACCATCAGTGGTGCCACAATTACCGGTAACACGGGACGTTTTACAACACTCACTGGAGGAACTGGTGTTTTTACCAGCACGCTCTCTGGTAACACAATTACAGGGACAACGTTCCAGGGGCAGACAATCACCGGTGGGTCTGGTACCTTTACCAGCAGCCTGTCAGGGGCTGTGATCATAGGAGATACGGGTCAGTTTACCAGTATTACCGGCGCCTCTGGTGTATTCACGACCCAGGTGTCTGGAGCTACGGTCACAGGTAATACAATCCAAGGCACTAGTGTTACTGGCGTCACTGGTGTTTTTACCACCTCTGTTTCTGGCGCTACCGTCACCGGCAACACGGGTCAATTCACGGCACTCACAGGCAACACAGCAGGCTTTACGACCGTAACTGGAACAACGGTTACAGGTACAACAGGTAACTTTGCAACTCTATCGGGTACAAACGTCACTGGCAACGCAGCTGGTTTTACTACTGTCACAGGAACAACAGTAACCGGTACAACGGCAAACTTTGTTTCTGGCGTATTCACCACTCAGCTTTCTGGCACAACTGTCACAGGTAATACTGGACGTTTCACAAATCTTACTGGCGTTAGTGGAGTATTTAC